ATGAGCGTCCGGATGGTGCGTTGCGTCGACTGTGCTTTTGTCAAGGAGATCATAGTCCTGAAGAATGTCTTGGGTGACGGCTATTGCCCCGTCAGCGGCAAGACGTTGGTGGGTCTCGCAAAGAATGGTAGGGCTTTGTATCAGCCGCGGAAGTGTGAGAAATGGAAGGGATCAGCGTGAGTGATTTTCTTTTTACGGAGACTTGGCCATGAAGTTTAGGTTTGGTGAGGAGTTTGTTGTCGATAGTGACGTTGAGCCTTGGTGTCGCGAAGGGCTTCGCGTGGCCATGCTTGGTGGTCCCGGCTCTGGGAAGTCTTGGAATAACAGTTTGATCGCTGAGCAGTTTCTGACTCAAGGGGGAACAGTGGTTATCTTCCAGCCGAGAGACGAGTACTTCACACTCAAAGAGAGATGGGATGTTCTCAGTGTTGGTGGTGTTCACGCGAAGGATATGGAGTTTGCCCTAACCTCCCCGAGCATCTACGCTAAGGCTGTGGTTGAAGACGGGATCTCAATGATCTTCTATACGTCAGCTGCAGAGGATGAGGAGAAACTGATCGAGTGGGTTTCGCGGTTCGTCCACCATATATTGAAATGTCAGGAAACCCACAAGCGTCCATTGCTGCTGATTCTTGAAGAGGCCCAGGAATACGCTCCGAGAACTCCGTCTGGACACATCGCGCCACCCTGGGTCTACAACCGAATGATTAAGGCCTTCAAGGACTGCTTCACACAGGGTCGAAAACTCAATATGATAGCCATAGCCAGCAGCCAAAGGCCTCAAGAACTCAACTTCACGATCCGCCAGCTCGCCAACCTCACGTTTTTCGGGAAATTCAGCGACCAGGACATCGGGTACGTCGATAAAGAATGCCTCAAATACGTTCGGAAGCAGGGGATAGAAATAGACGCTTCTCGGCTGGTGGCTCTTGGATTAGGCGAATGGCTTGTCATCATGGGAAAGCAGAGTGGATTCATCAAAGTTACGGAGCCGCGTCTCACGAAACACGGAGCTGAAACCCCACGTCTTGAATACGTGACCCCCCGCACAACGAAAGCTGAGAGGACAATCGACCAGCTTACCAAGACCATCCTTGAGGCTCTAAAGAAAGAGGAAGCTGAGAAATCAGAGCTCGAGAAGGCGAAAAGAAAAATTAGAGACCTCACCGAAAAGCTCGAAGTTACGGAGAAGAAGGCAGAGATCAAACTATCCGTCAAAGAGATGTTGCAAGCCGGCTCCGGAGCCCCGGAATTAGCTGAGAAACTCGCCGAAGCTGAGACAGAGATTAAGGACTTACGAAAGAAGCTCACAGAAAAGAGGTCACCTGAAGAAATAGAGGAGCTTCGCAAGACTATAACGCAGCTCAAGGACGATAAGGAGCGCTTAGAGAAGGAATTGGAAAAGCAGGCTGAGTCTTTTGCTAAAGTTGTGAAGAAAGCTGAGGCCTTTGAAAATTTACAGAAAGCATTGGCACCATTTCTACCTATACCTACCGCTCTACCTACGGCACCGGGATTTGAACCCGGGGCGCCTTCTGAGGTTACGGTGCACATCGAGCAGCCGGCTATCACTGTCGTGAAGGAGAGGCCGCCTTTAACGCTGAAGCAAGCCGACTTGGAGGGGCGCATCGCCATCGTCTACGCTGAGAGCCTGCTTCCCAGCGACAAGGCTTTCTCCACCAAGCAGCTGAACACGATCATGGAAAGCCGCTTCGGCACCAAAGAGTTCCCAGGACACTTCGCGAAGGTGCTGACCAAGTTTGTGGCTTGGAGCTACCTGGAGAAGGTGCGGGCTGGAACCCGCTGGGACTACCGGGTGAAAATGTCGCCGAAAGAAGCCAAGGAGAAGGGTCTGCTAAAGGAGGCTGAAACCACATGACTTATTTCATCTATGAGAGGGACCATCGCTACACCAAATCGTTCGCCTCACATGGGAGAACTCTTTCGAGGGACCTGTGGCAGATCAAGTCTTTAAGCAGGCGGAAGCCGATTTCCTCAGAACAATTGGATTTGTCACGTTGAAAGCAGGCGAAAGAAGGGAAATAGAGAAAATGAGCCTTTTGGGACAGAAAGGGGAAAGAAGACAAATAACCTTTAGAATAACTCCTTTGGCGGAAGAGAGGCTGAAACAAGCCGCTTTCCTATTCCACCTGACACCGGCTCAGTACGCGAAGGCTGTCCTCTACAAGGACCTGGGGCTCTTTCAGGAGCCGATTAACCGCCGCAAGACCAGACCCAAATATAGACGAGGAGTGTTAACCTGGGAGCGCCATCACGACGAAGAAGAAGAGGAGATAGACTAAGTGTTTTATTCAAAAAGCAGATCGTATCACCACTGTGTGGAGATCATACGTTTTCTCGTTGAAGCAGGTTTCACCTTTCAGGTTCACGTTGAAGCCTTGAAGGTCGCCATAACCGCCGTGAGAGGTGGAGATCCCCGCACCTTGAAAAATTGGACCCAGACCCTGGAGAGGCTTGATTTTATCAAGAAAGTGAACCCACATGTTTATCAGATGAAACTTGAAAGCATCCCTGAGTTATTGAATATCATGGTTAAGAACGGTCAAAAGAAATTGATGTAATGTGCGTGTGCGCGTGTGCGTGCAGACGATTCAGGTGCACGCTTAGTTAGTGGAGAGGCTATCGATAATGAAAAAGAGAAGAAGCCTCATGGAAAAATAGAGGCTAAAGAGATTATAGCACACACACGCACACACCAAAAATATGTCTAAAGACTAATATAAGATTGAAGCGAGGTGGTTCAGTCAGGATGCGCGCGCAACAAACTCTATATGCCGATCGCTACATACGCGTCTACTGCTTTTTCTTAACTTTCTTTTTTAAGGAATTAAGTGTCTTTCCATTTTGAATGAAGATTGCCACTTCGTTCTTAAGAAAGCGATACTCTTTTATGTTAATGTTTAGTTCTTTTGAACGTTCTTCGTCCTTATCCAAGAGTTTTCGTGCCATCATCTTTCCAGATTCATCTGCAAAACTACCGGCAAAACGAGCTATCACATATAGTAGCAATGCTATTAACCCATTTACAAGAACAAGTTCAATGGGTATGGTGATTCCAGTTGGTTTAATGTCTTCAAGTAGCATTCTACGATATTTTGTCGTTGTCCTCTTTCCTTCCTTTGTTTCACTGTACCTTACAAGAAGCTTCTTCTTGAACTCCATGATTCGAAACGCGTTTTCACTGGTTATTTCAAATCCGTTTTTTTGAAGGTCCTTTAGTATATCAGCGATCTCGCCTTCGAAACCATCGAGAATGTCTATATCCATAGAAATTTTGGGATAGAAAGATTCATCAACTTTATACTTTTCTCGTAAATCTAAAGAAATATCTTTAACAAGACTTGACATTAGCAATCAACCAAAGGAAAAGGGTTCTTCACTCATGGGGAGTTCATCTCTGATATCAACCAATTCCTCGAATATATCGTCTCTTCCAATTATGTAATCTCCATCATAATTTAGTATTTGTGCCTCGACAAGTTCTCTTACCATCGTTGGATAAGCATATCTTACTCTGGGTGGTAAGGGTGCTCCTCTATAATATTCTTTTACATTTTCGCGGAGGCGCTCTTCTGAGATACTTATAAGTTGGCCAAATTGAATGGCATCTCCATAGTAACCCGTGCTTACCCTTACGTAAGGGACAAATTGGGCTATTCTCATTCTCTTTTGGAGATCGTAATAAAATTCAGATAGAATCAGTCCCAACACTGTGTCGACAGTCTTTTCAATGACTTTTTGTTGACTGATAAGATCCTTAAGTTTGTTTGTTGGAATGAGTTTGACTGGGCGTCGTTCCGTATATTCAGCGTAACCAATGTCAACAATTAAGTTGACCTGTTCCACGTAATGTAGCCCAGCGGACGATAATTCCTCCTGACTTGGATAGTCTTCGATCAACAGACGACTAAGAGTTCTGAATATTGGTTGTAGACCGATAAATGCGTATCTCAATTGACTAAATCGTATATTCATCTCTCGTTTTCCAAAAATCCTGATTAGGTCTTGTTCCACAGCGCGTCTGATTTCTGCTCTTTTTCTAAAAATATTTCTTTCTAAAGATCTCAAAGACGTAGCCGCTGAAACTCTCATTGTAGACTTTTTGACCAATATTTCTCCTACATCTCGGAGATCAAAAGTGAAAATTCGTTCTCTATTTGTTTTTTCGTCAACAACCCTTGACGGAACATACGCTCCTATTGGCACTTTCCAATGGTCTTCTCTTTCTTGTGGTTCTTGAGGGTAGCACCCAGCTCCATAACGCTTCAAAATTCTATCATAGGCAACTAACTCTGGTCTGTCAAGTTTCTGCACTCGTAGTGTTACTCTCATCCCGTCTTTCCCCCTTTCGGAATATAGTCCATAAGAGTTATTGATGGAGTTTTTATCTCTCCTATTTTATAAGATTTCGGATAAATAATAATTGTTGCGTTTGCTTTTAATCTCCAAGCCTCTATAAAATCGGTTTTGGGAAGCTTGAAAATATATTTAGGACCAAGAGAAGGGTCAACCGATACAAACATTTCTTCTGTCTGATCAACCAGAACTACTGCATGGCCTATTCCATGCACATGCTTCAAGAAATAATTACGGTCATACAGAACTATTGGTGGAATATTTCGGTATATTAAGTTCCGCAACCCATATGCATCCTCAAGAAATGCAAGTTTTGCATTCAGTGGCAAATCCAGAGTCCTCAAAAAGACTCTTATGTTGTTACTTGGCATTCCAGACCTTCTTACATATGTTAGACCTTTTTCATAGAAATTGCTCCATTCCTCGTGATCAAAATCCAACGGGAGATTCCACGAAAGGTTTTGTTTTACTTGTCTCCAGTACATACATACCATAGTGGTGCTGGCAACTACGCAATCGTGTTGGTGCGCACTCATCATCTTAGGTAGGCTGATCATGTCACAAAACCATAGATTTGATTTTTGAACGCAACCGAATAGAAATAGTTACTGATCTATTTTAAAGCTTTTTGAACGAGTCTTTTTATTGTTCAATGATACTCTGGCCGCTCAATCTCTTCCAGAGGCAACTTACAGACTTCTCGTAAGATAGATCGGATCTCGCTTGTTTTGATCACCGCATTGAGTTGAAGCTCCACGAGGTATGGCAGAATCGCCGCAAGTTTCTCATGATCCAATGCCTCGGGCATGCCCCACTCCAAACGACACTCCGCCTCCTTCGGATCAAAACCCGCCTGCCCCAGAACAGGAGTAAAGATTTCGCGCTCAACGATCCGTTTGATAAAACGCTGTAAGGCCATGACCTTGCGCTCCGCGATCTCAATGGCCGCCTTCGCGCTCGCCTCGGTAAATCCAGGAGTCGTAAAGAGCTTGGGGAGAGGCGTCTGTCCTCCGAGGTAGACCTGGTTCAGAATGTGCTCGATGTAGGCTTCGTATCGAGCCCGCGGATCCACCTGAACCGTCTTGATGTCCGCATCCGCCTTATCATAGACAAAACGGGCTCCAGCCTTAGGCTTGCTCTTGATCAGCGCCTGATATTTAGAGAGTTGGTCCGGAGAGACCCCTGGGAAGAGCCAGAGCTCGTCAGGCCCCGCGTACTTGTCGAACACGTCGATCATGCGGGTTTCGATGCGGGCCTTCATCTCCAGGATGCTCATGCGCTTCTCTCCGTTGAAGCTGAGCTCCTGCACCAAAACCTGTAAAACGCCGGTTCCGAAGGCGCTGAAGTTGACGGCTCCCCACCTCCAGTGAATGACCTGTTCGGGTTTGAACTCTTTTTGGACCCCGTTAAACTTGTATTTGTATCCTTGTACGTCGCCGGCAGAGTCTCGAATGACAGCCTTGGGGTCATCAAAACCGGTAAGCGGTAAGATCTTGAGGCCGAAAGGCGTTACATTATTTGTTTTCAGCCAGAAGCTATTTCCAGAAGCCACAATCTCACGAGCACCGATCTGAAGCAACCCGTCGAGATTCACGGATTCATTGTATTCGTCGACAGCTGTTTTCGCCTCCTCAGCCTGTTCGTACTCCTCGTTCACCGTGGTGTAGAACCCCATTCCAACTGTCTGATCCGCGAGGAAGTCTACGAAGGCCTTGCAGCTGGGGTCCCGCAGATAGGCTGTCATCACGTCGCTGAAGCTGACCGGTTTCACTTCGCCGTAGGCGGTCTTCCAAGCTGAAAGCAGGGTGCCTGTTCCGCCTCGATGCAAAGCCTCGCGCAGTAGCTTCCAGCCGTTTCTAAAAAGGCTCATGTGGGATGGGCCGACCTAAGGCTGCCCACATCGCGTTTGGCTAAGACCTCTTCGAGATGGCCTTCTTCCACGAGGAGATTGAGTAGGCGAGGAACAGACTCGCCCGTCTTCTCCGCTGCTTTCCTCAACCTCAGCCAGTTCTCCTTGCGGATGTAGACGCTCTCGGTGGGCATCCTCAAACAACCAAGATTATAGATTAAAACATAAGTTAATAAGTAAGTACTTAAGTAAGCACCTACTTTCTTACCCCTTTTTCTGTTTCAAGTCCAAAATTCGCTTAGAAACCCTTTCGGAGCCAAAGACTTGCCCATAGGCCCGTTCCCAGATTTTGATGCTTGTGTTGCTCACATGACTAAGCCCAAGGAGGAGGGTGGTGGAGGCTACGACGGGGAGACCGCCAAGAAAGTCTGCGGTAAAATGAAGGCTGAACTGGAGGAGAGCTTCAGCTGGACCGGCGACATAGAGAAGATGGGGCCATTGCTGCGAGGAAAGGCGATTCATCCAATCAAGATTTATCACCTCGACGAATGGCCCCACTTAAGGGTTTATCTCGAGGAGGAACTTGAAAAGTCAGCGGACAGCATGGTCGGCAAACCCTTGTACCTCGACCACTGGTACGAGTTTCCGGGAAGCAGGGTTTTAGCCGCAAAATACGAGGACGGCGCCCTTGAGTACGTCGCGGATCCAGGTAGGGAAGCTGAAAGAATTTTTGACATGATCCGAAGAGGCGACAGCAAACACGTCAGCATTCAGTTCGATTGGAAGATTTTAGAGCAAGTTAACGGACTCGCTCCGAGAGGCATCAACTATCAGCACCTCAGCCTCCTCAAAGACATGATTCCTGGTGATCCCGCGAGCAGCGTGGAGATCTGGGAAAGCATCGCTCGGCAGCTGAAAGAGGCTAAAAGCCCTCCGGCGGATTCGAATCCGAAACCGGAAGAGGAGAAAACAAAGTTGGGTGAATTAAAGGAAGCCGAATGGACCGCAGAGTACGTCAATAATCTTGACGACGATTGTTTCGCCTACATTGAGCCCGGAGGCGAAAAAGATGAGCAAGGGAAGACCACGCCGCGATCGTTAAGGCACTTCCCATATAAGGATGCACAGGGAAACCTGAGTCCCGATCATGTAAGAAACGGCTTGGCACGTTTGAGACAGGAGTTAGGCGACTGGGCAACCGCTGACGCTAAGGCGCAGAGCAAGAAAAAGCTTTGTGCCGCTGCTAAAGAGCTTGAGATCGAATCTGAGGTTTGTGACTTAGGAGAATGTAAGGAAACAATTGAGGCTCTTAAGGGACAGGTCAAGGTTTTAGAGAATCAGAACGCGGCATTGCAAGAAGAACTGAAAAAGAAGCCGGTGAGTGAAGCGATTATATCATCCAGCGTAACACCGCCTGGTGACATCTTGAAGGAAATCAAACGGTTGCTTCCTGAACGACCGCCAATGGCTTGGGGACACCACTATCACCAGTTGTGGCGTAACCTGCGGAACATCATCAGAAAACATGAGTTAGGGTCATCTTGAGTGACCGGTTTTGCCGCGACGGAACGGTGAAACCGAAAATAAAATGTGGGAGTGATGGAAAATGCCCACTGATCTATTTCCGGATGCGGAATTGGGTCAATGCGTAAACCAAGAAGACGCTGTTATCCTATCTTTTGCACCAGGCGGAGCCATAAGTAAAGGAGCACCAGTGAAACTCTCAGATAAGAACGTGTGGCCACCCGAGGTTGTTGCTGCAGGCGCTGGCGAGCGAGGCATCGGAGTCGCATTGAAAGAGGCAACGGGCGCCGGAACGCCTGAAGCGATACCTGTTGCCGTAGACAACGCCCTCGTGAAAGTCACTCTCGGAGCAGCGATGGCTTGCGGAGTGGCTCTGAAAGTGGGTGCCAACGGGAAATTTGTCGCCGCTCTCGCTGCTGATCATAATGTGGCCATAGGCACTTTAATGCAAAAGACCACGGCGGACGGGGATACTGCGATAATGCTGGTGAAGGCGAACTTCCTGGGAGTAGGATAGTGATGGCCATGGATGACATTAATATTCTGAAAGAGGCGGTTCAGAGAGACGACAAGCGATTCCCCGAGGGCTGGGAAGGCTACATGGAGCAGGCAAAGCAGTCAACGTTTGTACGGCGTGTCATGAAGGAAGGCCTCTTCAGCGACATGGCTGGAGCCTTAGGCGCCATTCACAAGCAAGTCATTGAGGCAGCAAAACCCAACCTGATTGGCAGAGAAATGATCTGGGTCGTCAACACGACAGAGCCTTTAGTTCGCTTCTTTAAGCAGAAGCTCGCGAAGGCCTATGTCGTAGGCGAGACAGAACCGGCAGAGGTCCCGGAGCGGATGGAGACGCAGGACGTTCAGTGCACCACGGAGCTCGCCTGTAAAATGGAGTTCAGCAAATCCTACATTGAAGACGCTCCGTTCGACGTTTTAGCGAGAGCCGCTGAGGAAGCCGCGAGGGCGATAGCGAAGTTGGAGACCGACAAGATTCTCGCTTTGTACAAGGGCATCGCCGCTGCAAATCTTGCCACCGGAGCAGAGATAGCCACAAACGAGGGCGCTAATTTCGCTTGGGCTGATGTCGTTAGCCTCTGGAACGCCGTGGAGCGGGAAGACTTCGACCCCAAAGTGCTGGCGGTTAACACCAGGGAAATGCAAGGAGTCATGTCTCAAAATCAGTTCATCCAAAGCCTATACTATGCTCCAGAGTCAGCAATTAGACAAGGTGTCTTTGAATTACCGGCATTAGGCATGAAAATTGTCCATAGCAGCCTCGTTCCGGTTGTGGACGCGACACACAACTACAAGTTTGCCATCGACACCGATTTCGCAGCTGTCCTGCTTGTTCGTCGAGACATCACAACCGAGCCCTTTGAGAATCCTGGGAAACTGCGCAGCGGGCTCATTGTGAGTGAGCGTATCGGTCTGGGAGCTCTTAGATCTAAAGCCGTTGCGAGAGGCGCGTGACCTAAATGAGCAAAAAACTCAAAGACAAGATCATTCCGCCGGTGAAGTGCCCTTACTGCGATTCTGAAGACGTTGAATACTCTCCGCCTCCGATAAGCGGAAAGAAGAAGTACCGTTGCAACAAGTGTGGAAGAGCCTTCTGGGGTTAGAACCGTCGAGATCAAGGACCGATGAACAGGAGCACGAGGATGCTCCAACCATTTTACTCGAATAAAATTTTAGTGTGAACCAAACATGGTAGTCAAAATCGGCTACGCTGAAGGAACCTGTCCTAAATGCGGCAAAACCCTGCGTAGGCGAAGGCCCGCTGACTACGCGGTTTGCGACTGCTATCAATATTGTCAACTCTGCGGAAAGAAGATGACACCCTACACACCGGATTTGACGCCTTCCACCTACGGGCCAATTGAGAGCGAAGAGGCGACCGGCGACGCGGAATCTCCTATAAGCGTTCTCTATTACTGCCCAGACTGCAGATACTACAGCGCCTCGCGACCGGTGGAGGTAATCCTCAGATGAAGGATTATGAGCGTGACACGATGCGCAAAATCGTTCTCAGCTTGGTAAAAAAAGGCCCTATCCACTGGACCGACCTAAAGAAGATGGTCTTGGGCTCATGCTACCCGTTCGCGACAGACAGCACCTTCGCAGCTCAGATGCGATACCTACTGCGGAACGGCCATATCGAAAGAGTTGAGCGAGGAACATATCGCATAACAGATAAAGGCAAGAAATATCTCGAAATCCTTTAGTTCTCAAGAGCGCGCGCTGCATAAGCCAACTTTAAGACTCACTTTTGTAATGCCTTAACAAAATCTCCTAAACTATTTGAACATATACCCAGAATTTTTCTCCATCCTTTTTCCCAATCGTCTAACGGATACTTGTTAATTCCAAAATTCCGAAGAACTACTAAAATTTCAGACGATGTGGCATGAGTTGGGTACATCTTGTTCCTAAGTTTCATCAGATTTCTTAAGTTAGAAATAATATGTCGAGGATAATTAGGAATATTTTCCTTCAATATTTGTTCTAAAATATTTATTGAACCTTGTATTTGTTGCTTCTTCTTGTCTTTAATAAGTTTCCTTATTTCATTTTCGTTAATCCTATCAATCATGCCTGTTAAGGCTTGTACTTTATTTGCAAAGTCTACAGCATTTTGGCAAGGCTTGATTAGATTCACAACAGCTACCGGGTCGTCTGGTACTGATTTGAATAATCTTTTTCCAAATCGGGCTTCGAAATTAATGTCCAAATAGTTTCTATTTTCTACAAAGAATTGCAGAGGTCCCATGACAACTGATAATATATGGTCTTCTCCGAAGATTTCTATCATTTCTTCTTTTATTTTTTTGTCAAGTAAAGAAAGAAATGATGCCTTATCTTCATATTTGTTGAATTCACAGGAATCGCAACCTTGTGTTAAGGCTAATGTTTTTAAAGCCTTATGGAAGGTCTCATAGGGTCCTACTTTTTCTAACTTCCCTGATTTTTTGCAAAAAGCGTACCAACCTCTTTCTTTCGTTTCGATATGCGTTCCCGCAATCACAAAACATCGTTTACAATTAGGAATTATTTCGTCTGTATAAATCCTCATGTCAAGGACATCTTGCCCTGTATCCTTCGCGGATTTCGGAAAAGCCATATTCATCAGATTAAACCTATTTACTCTAAAATATAAACTGTATGAGCGTTTAGCGCGCGCATGTACGTGCGCAGCCATTTTAGGAAACCTTAAAAATCTACCACACATTTTTTGATAAAATATCTTTTCATTTCTACACAATAATCTTAATAACTCACGCTTTTCTGTCATAATATGGATTAGTGTTAATTATGCCAAATGGAAATTCATCCTTTTGTTTTGAACCCTTGAGATACTTGGTTCGTTCTTCAGTGAGACGGAGAGTACCTTTCCCCGTCGACCGTCGCAGAATTCCTATGCATACACGTCTCGACGAGTATTTTGCTGCCCCTGAGTTTGGTGGAGAGTATTTCTTCCAAAAAACTGTTGCTGAAAATAGGGAAGAATTTGAAATCATCGACGTTGGTCACGAACTTAGGAGACTCATTGATAAATGGACAAACGGCCTTACGAAAAGACTAAAAGAAAGATTTGCATCAGTAATTCCATCCACGGAAGTTGTAGATATTATTCTTCCGCAAAGTCTTCCTGAGCGTGTTTATATACCCCGTATTGCACGTGGATTACCCAGACCGGTTTACTTTCATAAAGTAAGACCCGTAGCCGTTATTCCCATAAGCCCCGTTTCCATGTACATTCTGGGAAACAAAAGAGAACATGTTACAAAAGTTATCGAAGATATCAAGTTCAGGTGCGAAGAACTAAATGAAGTTACGGCGGATTTTGGCTTAGAGCTTCTCAAAATCTTAACATCTCGTGACTATCAAGAATTCCTCTTGGAGAGGTTAGAAAAAATTGAAAAGACCGATTATGGCAATCCGAAGAATGATTTTGAAAAAGAGGTTATTCAAACATGCGAAGAAACTACAACATCTCTTTTGTCTAATCTCACGATCGTTTTTAGCGAACCTACAGAGAGCTTTGAGTACGATTTGTTCATTGGTTTTGGCGACGAATTGCGAGTCATAATAGAACCAACCGATTACGAAAGTCTAAAAACCGAAATACAAGATGTAAAAGTTGGAAAAGATACTTTAAAGTCGAGAGTTATCCTTGGTACTTTGGACAAAGCTCGGAGGCTTAAAGCTGAAAGTATTGTTGTCGTCAAGGGTTTTCCGGAAAAAACATTTACAGACCTTAAAAGTCTTGCAGATTCACGAGGAGTTAGTCTGATGAGCGATGAAAACTATAGAAACAGTTTGCCTTTCGTTCTTCTGAATAATCTTACACGAACCTTGATACCGGCGCCATAATGCCTTTTATTCAATTGCGCGCACTCTGTCAAAAATAATGTCTTAATTTTTAAGACGTTTTTCGGGAAAAATTCTTTTTCTGTCTTTCTTTTTGACAAAATATCTTAAATTCAGCTTCTTTCGATTTTTCATACGAACGTGGCTGGACGGCTTGACATACAGCACGAAAGCTGAAGTAAAACCCATCTTGGACATAGACGCTTCCGACACCACTTACGACACCGAGTTAGACGCCTGCATAACTTCCGCTGACGGATTGATTGACTCCACTCTCAAGTTTCACGGATTCACGGTTCCCTTAACCGGAACCATCCCGCAACCAGTCAAAGACGCCAGCAGATACTTCGCAGCCTCATACTTCCGGGAACGGAGGGGTCCATCCGGCGAAGTCTCCGTCTTCTACAACCGAGCCATGGACTTTCTGAACACCTACATCCAGGCAGAGAAAGAGGGGACGCTGAAGAGAACATGAGTTCCAGTGTTGAGATAGAGCCTTTGAGAGATTTCGGTCGTGAGGCGCACCTAAAGAGGAAATGGAATCGACTGTGGGCTGAGATAGGCGATAGGCTTCTGAGGTTGCCAAAGAGGCAGCAGGAAATCCTGCTTGAAGACTTTCTCACCGCGATTCAAAGCCGAATCCTGGTTATGGAGAGGATCAACGAGCACACAAAGGAGCCGAAAACATGAAGCTGGCGAGAGGAACCATTCTGCCTTTAGCCGTCGTCGCGTTAGTCATGGCAGCCGTTTCAGCAACCTTGTTTTATTCATGGCGAATCACCAGCAGAGTTCGCGTCGAATATCCGCCTAAGCCGCCTCCGCCAACAATCAAGATCGGAGTCTACACAGACTCAAGCTGCACTGCATCGGTAACGGAGATCGACTGGGGAACCCTAATGCCAAGCGACACCGTGCAACGGCTTGTTCATATTCGCAACGAAGGCGACATGCCTGTGTTGTTAACTCTTTCCACCGAAGCTTGGAACCCACCTGAAGCCGAGCGACACATGGCCTTAAGCTGGAACTACACCGGCGCAAAAATCGCTGTCGGCAACGGAATAGACGTGGAGCTTCAGCTAACAATATTCTCCAACTGCACCGGCATCACAAGCTTCAGCTTCGACATCGTGATAACCGCAGAGGGATAAACATGAGTGTTGAAGTAACCGTTGACATCAGCGGATTCTTGAGATGGTCAGAGCAGGAGCCGGAAAGAGCAGAAGAAATGAGGCGGCTCTTTCAGCACCGCGGAAGCCAAGTGGTCATGGAAGAGATGAAGAGACAGGCACCGGAAAGAACCGGTTTCCTGAAAACAACCATCGGTGCCAACTTTACGCCTGAAGGATTCACGGTTTATCCCGCAGCCTCTTACGCGCCGATCGTAGAAAAAGGCTCCAGACCACATGAGATTGCTGCCCGTTATGCGAGATCTTTAGCCTTCTCCTGGAGAGGAGCAACGCGATTCTTCAAAAGAGTCCAACATCCTGGTTTTCCGGGCAGAAGATTTGTGGAAAGAACCCGCGAGATTGTGCAGCCTAAGCTTTTCGACCTAATGAGTCGGATATGGCGAGAGCTTCACGAGAGGTGACCGCGACGTACAAAGAGATAGTTCAGAAGATTTTAGACTTGCTTGAGGCCAATGTGGACTTTAAGGCTGTCGTTAAGGAGTATTATTTTGGTCAACGGGCCATCGATGACCCCCGAGTGAGATATTCCCACGCTTTTGCCGACATGGACCGAGACGACGTGAAGCCCTTCGTGGGCAAGGAAAAGCACGAGATGCACTACTTTGTGGGGATAACCGAGAAGCATCCAGATAAGGACGTGGCCCTAAAGTTTGTCCAAGATAAAGCTGAGAAAATTCAGAGCATTTTAAACGCCAACCCCACGCTTGGCGGCTTGGTCGAAGAGTCCTACTTCGTTCCTTCTGTGATCATTGACTGGGTGCCCACTCGAGACTACACGATTGTAGGTGCCCGCCTTACCTTGTACGCTCGGAAGGTTGTGAGGCTGTGATCACGGTTATGGAATCACCAAAAGCAGGATGGAAGAGTTGAATTGGCGAGATATTTTGGGATAGCACAGGAATACACCTTCAAGACAGAGAAGCCGGCCAGTGTTTACACAAACATCACGAGAGAAAGTATCATCCCTGACCAAGGTTGGATCATCCCAGAAACCGTTGCGCGCAGAGCCTTCGAAAAGAAGGTTTTAGGAGCCTTCAGGGCACGTGGAAACATCGAGTTTCCAGTTGAACCGGAAAACGGCATCGGATGGTACCTCAAGTGGGCTCTCGGCAGCGTTGCTTCAGCCCAGCAGGGAGGAACATCAGCCTATAAACACACCTTCAAAAGCGCGGACGACGTCAAGAGCTTCACGGGGCGAATAGGCGCAGATACAGATGAACGTGTCTTGGGAGGCTGTCTAATTAATTCACTGGCTCTACGCTTTGCTCATGGAGAAGAAATGCGGGGAGTTGCCGAGGTCTTTGCGGCTGAAGAGGCGAAAGGAACCATTGGTTCACTCACATTCTCGGCTTTAGATCCCTTTGTTTTCAGTCAAGCAGCCGTGGAGTTCGCGGATACGGCGAAGGCTATTGTGGCTGAGGGAGAGGTCAGAATCAACAATCGAATACCCTTTGATCGTGGAGTACTCGGAAGCAGATATTTTCCAAAGATCATGGTGGGCAAGCGGCTCGTTGACGGACGCCTAAGCCTCTTCTTTGACGACGCAACGGAATACGACCGGTTCCTGGCAGGAACAGAGTTTAAGCTGGAACTGCTAACAACCGGACCCGTTATCGGCGCGACGGGCTACAACTACACGCTCAATATCATCATGACGAAATGCGTCTACCTGCGGGACACAGCGCCACACATTGACCGCCGAGAACTCATAGTCTTAGACGCTCCGTTTCAAGCATTCTACGACAGCACCCCAATGACAGAGATCACATTTGAACTGATAAACGAGCATGCAAGCTACCCAGATCCAAGCTCGTAAGGGGCATAGTGATGAAAACGGTGACCATTGAAGGCAAGGAATACAAAATTCGAACCTTGCCTTTAGAGTATGCTCCGGAGGTTTTCGAAGTTATCCAAAAAATGTTCGCTGTTGCCGATCAAGTGGTAAAGGAAACCTCGGAGCCCGTACCCAAGGATAGAGATGAAACGCTCAAGGTTTTCATGGCCATCGTAGACTACACTCAGGAGAAGCTTAGGGAAGCGAAGTTTTTTCGTGAACATTCAGAACCCTTGGATATTTCAAGCAGCGGAGCTGGCGCTCGTGCTCCACGAGAGGCCGTCAAAGCTTCTGAACCTAAAGAAAAGTGACGTTGAGTTACTGAACATCGACTATGAGATCATGAGTCAATATTTGTCGCTTATACGAGAGGAAAAAAACCCTGAGGAAAAGAAGGCTCTTATCCAAAAAATGAGGGAGGAAATGAGGCTTGGCGGTCCCACCAGTCGCGGTTGAGTTCACGGTTGAGGGATTAGAAGAGGTTAAGACAGCTTTTAAAGAGGTC